TTAAGCCCTTCGTCCTGTCCCGAAAGGATCGTCCCAATTAGGTTGTTGAGGTCTTCGCCCGCAATACCTCTCGCCGCTCCCAAGTCTGCGAAAGACTGGAGCAGTTGATCCATCTGCCCCGTGAGTCCTGCTCCAGAAGCAAGTCGAGCAATGTTCGATGTTGTCTCCGCCGCCGCCGTGTTTGACAGCCCGACAGACTTAGCAAACTTCGCGTTCTTAGCCGCGAGAGAGTCGAAAGAGATACCTGCTTCAGTAGCAGATGCCGATAGAAGCCGTGTAGCTCGTGCCTGTTCGGTTACGCGGTCGATGGTAGCCTTTGCGATTGACAGAGCCGCGTAAGCCGTCCCAACCGTGCCGATAGTACCTACAAGATTGCGGGTAGCCTTCGCCGTCCGCCCCATCGTTACTTCGGTTTCACGGAGGCGGTTATCTGCCCGCCGCATAGCCGATTCAAATTGGCTAGTATCAGCTTTTAGTTCGCCCCAAAGTGTAAATGCGTTTGCTATTGCTTTATCTCCGTGCTATTTTTCCGCGTTATGTATAACCCTTCCCTCATGCTCTGTATCGCTTGCGGTTCTCTAGGCTTGCCCGCTAAACACTACAAAGGCTCGATTGCCCTGGAAGCCCTGTTGCTCATTGCGTCGATCTTCGGGGCGTTCCTGAATCTCCTGCTCGGTGGTGTGCTGTTCATCGTCTTTGTCGTCTATTGCGTTTGGCGTCTGGCCTCGAAGTATGAAGCGTGTGGATCGTGTAACGCCGCTCAACTCATTCCCGCTAATTCACCAATGGCTCAGCAGTTAATAAATCGGACTAACCCAAACTCTTAGCCCGTGCCCTCATATTCTTTTGCAGTTCCGGCCCTGCCTGATGGAATGCGGGTCTTAGATGGGGCGTGTAGCGATAACCTTGAGAAGTTCCGTACTCCTGAAAGATCGAATAATTGACCATCGTCCCTATCAGGATGTGAAGAGACGAAACGCTTTCCTTCTGGTAGCTGTCCCTCAGCCATCCCGTATCGACCGGGGCATAGATGCGGATCAATTGGAGAATGAAGTTGGCGGTATCATGCAGAGCTAGTGCGGTAGCCGCTTCACTCAGCGTTGCTATCCTCGTCAGGTTGCTCTTTAATCGTGTTCGCACCGCGTTTTCTTGCCTTGCTGATCTTGTCCGATAGCGACTTCACAGCCTTTTGATAAATCGGATTCGCTTCCTTCTGCGTCTCCCCGGCGTTCCTGCCCCACCGATAGGTAAAGGCTTTGCTCATCAAATCTCGTTTGTTCGGATGGTGTTCAAGTTCGTCATAACCCATCCTTAAAATCTCTGCCGCCTCCATCACGAAATACCAACTAGGCGGTTCTCCGAATCTGCCAAGCGAGCCTATGAACTTGCTGATTCGCTTGGCTTCTGAGGGTTTCCCTGCCAACTCTCCACGATGACCGTCAAGAGATGGTTAAGGAACTTCTTAGGTACTTGGGCAAGATTCTCAGCCGTAGGCGGGAAGGGTTCGCCGTTCATGTCGATGCCCCATCGCGGGATGGCTCGTGCTAAGGCTTCAGCACAAGCTAACGGCTCATCGTCCCAATGTTTAAGATCGTTCAGGAATGCGGGGGTAAGCATTTCCTCGTAAACCTCAAACCAAAACTTTTCCCCGTTGTATTCGCTCTCAAACCTCGAAACCTTGTCGAGTTCTAATGTCGTTGCTAAATTCATAATGAAAAACGCCGTGGACAGATAGCCCTTGCTACCATCCACAGCGTGCCAATCTCCTGCTTTGCTCTATCGAGCGGCCATTTTGAAGCGAATCTTTGACTCGCTGTAAACCTTGTTCTTCTTACCGCACTTGGGACACTCTATCTGTTGTGTACCATTCACAAATGCGATTCTTTCGCCGCATTGCTTATCACGGCATCTAAATACCTTCATCAATGCGTGTCGAAGACTGGCGTTCCAGTTATCCGCATAGTGGCTGAGATTTGCTGAAGCTCGCCCACCGAGAAAGGCAGTTCAATGCTTCGGCATATCATCGCACCCGTGATGCGGGGATTACCGCCCGTTGTTCCGATAGGCGACAGAGAAAAGGTGATCTCCGTCCCGTTCTTCCAGAGGTCGGTGATAACGGTATTGATCGCCGCGTCCCATTTATAGGTGACTTCTATTTCACCGTTCTTGAACGACTGCTCGTAAGCCCGGAATGCCGCCGCGTTGAAGCACGTTGCGTCTACTTCCTCACCGTCGAAGGTGATGGACAGCTCCTGCGTCTTGGCGGAGTAGTCATTGTTGCTTGAGGGGCTCCCGTGGGTTGCGTGTGCCCAGACTGTTGCTGCACCGGCTATTGCCATAGTTTTGTTCTCCTAAAATTAACCGCGTGCAAAAGCCACGGTGACTAAAAAAGTATCTCCGCCCGTTACTGTGGCGACTGCCCGTAAATATCTTCGTACCGTTCCCGTGACCGCTACCGATCCTGATGCTCGTGCGGCTGAGAGGTTATTGACTGCCGCTCCGCTCAAGTCCGTCCAGTCTGCGTTATTGGCTGAATCCTGAATCTTCACGTCTACGTCTGAGGCGTCGTCGTTATACAGATGGACTTGCATAAATCCACCGTTCGTTGTTGCCGCTCCGCCATCGTGTGAAGTGCCGTTGTTCGTTCCCGCCGCCTGTAAGGCGTTCATCAGGAACACGCCGAAGTTGAGATTGTCGTCCGCCCTAAAAGTGGCGTTAGACATAATCAGTTCACCAACCGAGTAAGGCATTTCGTAGGTAAGCTGCGGGCCGTCCATCATGATGGCCGTAGAGCCTACCGAGATCGTTCCTCTTGAAGCCGTGACGATGTTGTTTGTGCCTGCTACCCACGCGGTAGAGAGAATGTCGTGTATCTTGTCGGCGGTCGTATCGTCAGCGTCGAATATGCCGGTCGTCTCCAGCGTTCCTTCTTTGAATCCCCGCACGTAAGCACGAAACCCACCGGAGCTTGAGACTGTGGTAGCGTCCAACTCTTCCGCGTCTCCTTCAAAGGAAAACTCGGTGATCGCGTCGGCTATGTTCACGCCGTTGATGTAGAAGGATATGTCCTTAACTGTCGCCATCTATTGCTCCCGCGTCTAACAGTTCCTTTGTGGTCTCTTTCGAGTGGAGTTCCGGCAGGTACGAATCGCCCGGCTCGTAGCGTGTGCCGTCAGCCGTGTCGCACCCCTTAACCACCTTGTAGACCTCTGGTTCTTTCTTCTTTGCCATTTAGCTTGTCTGCGTTCGAAGGTTGAATCCCTCGTGATATATCCACCTGTCGTTCACCAGCTCTTTGAATCCCGGTATGTCCGAAACTCTCTTGATGTACTCGACCGTGTTTCCTGAGACTGTCAATGTCTCGTTGATTGCCGTCTCGCAGGCTTCCAGAATGTCTTGTGCCAGTTCGACCGGCTCTTTAGAGGTGCTGTCACCCTCCGAAACAATTGCCTTGATCTGCCAAAGATCGTCCTCAAGAATCAACCCGCCTAATACCGGCCTCTTCACTGTCCCCGGTGCAACTCTGTCGAAAACCACGTAAGGCGTTGAGGCATCGTTAGGAGCGTGGTGATAGTGAACTCCGCCCGTTGCCTTCCCTGAACCCGTCACGCCTGAGACGTTCAGCTTTGAATAAAGACCGACGCGAATCTTTTCGGAGATAGCCGACATCCATTAGTTTTCCTTCGAGGCATTGATAACGAACACAACGCCCATATCCGAACTGATCGTGTCGATCCGTAACGTCATCGCGGGTTCGTCGCCTCTCGCCGCTACTACCAATCTCTGAGTCGCAGGGTTCAATGTCATCCTCGTTCCGTTCAAGTGCGTGGGCATCGTCACCGTGTACTTCTGAGTACTTAAATTCTTTTCCCCTTGATCCTTTCTCCATCCAAACTTCTGGATGTACTCAACACAGCAGGGAACGCTTGTATAGGTGTTGGCCGTGGAAGACTTGATCTTCATTCCACCCGTTCCCGAAGTCTCCGTAAGCGTCTGAACCGTGAGCGTATCGGGAAAGGCAACCGCGAGGGCTGTGCCCATTTGATCCGCTAATTTGTTAAAGATCGCTGCCGTGCTCACGCTCTTACTAGCCTCAATGAACTGCCCGACGAAACATCAAACCCAAGAGCGAGTGCAACTCGTTTTCGAATCTCGCCCTTCTCTTCCCCTGCGTTGTACCGAACACCGAAGTTCCTGTCCTTTGGCTCGATACTCTGAAACACCGACCGTGCTGTGCTCCACGCCGTCAACTCCGTCTCAACGTAAGTCTCTGTATCGGAGTTGTAGGGAAACACCTCGAAATGGTTCTCTATCTCCAGTGGAGTGAGTGAGAGGATTTCCCCGATGGTCAAGAGTTGTGCGGCTGTGAATGCCATTTAATTGCTTCGGTGAAGGTAGCCATTAAACATCAAAGATTGAGTAATAGACCGTGACGGTTAAGGTGTTCGCGGCGTCGCCGCCCGTGTAGTCGGCCACGCCGCCCTCTCGGTCTTGCACAACTAACCCCTTGTTCTCCATATTTTCGATGGTGGTGAGTTGGTCGATATGTGCGGTGTAGGCAAATGTCCCCGTGTCCGCGATGATCGCTCGGGCGGGGCCGGGAAGCATCATGAAGTACCGTCCGGTGCCGCCAAGCACCGGCTGAGTAAGTCCTAAGAATGTCGCGTTCGATGAGGTGCCCGCTCGATAGATAGATACTGAAGCATCAGTATCGGCGGTGTAGGCCACACTGATGTCATAATCCAGCACTGCACTTTGGCAGAGAATAGCCTTGCCTGCTCCGGGTGCTGGCACCACCTCTACTCCCGTAGTAGGTAATGCCTTTATCTGGGCGTCGGTGAGGGTGACTGATGCGGAGTAGACGGTTTGGACACTGAACCCGTTAGTAACAGGAGCTTGTGAAGACGCATCCCACGGATATAGAACCCGCCGATCAATGCCCTCAACATCCCTGTCTATGATTTCGATGAATTTAGCCATTATTTAGGTCTCGTTAGGACTATTCGGGAAAAGTGGTTCATTTCGATTTCTTTGCGGCCTTCGGTGCAACGCTCTGGTCGTCTACTTCCACGAGAGGTTCGACCACCTTTGCGGGTTCTGGTTTAGCTTCACCCGCACGGCGAGCCTTACCTTCTTCGATCTCTCTTGCATCTACACGGCGGACACGCACTTCTCGGCCCGCTCCGTCAATGACTGTTACCCATTTATCGACTTTCATAATTAGCCTGCCATCCAGTACCACTTGAACCACATCGTGCAGCTAAGTTCGAGGATGTCCGATGCGGCATCTGCCACGTCTGCGTCGTCAATGATCGCGTTCAGATAGACCGAGATCGGCGTAGTAGTGCCGTCGAGAATTACGTTGATGGCACTATTTGCCGAGACTGCCGTTGAGAACGGATCGTATGAGGTTGAGGCGAGAATGTTCACCTCTGTGTTGTTAAGGGTTGCGTCCGCCGTGGCAGATGAGCCTAGACTGAAGTCACCGCCCATCGTTCCCGCGATAGGTGTTGCGTTCCCTGCGTTGGTCAGACCCCAAAGGAAGTCTTCAACGTTCGAGGAAACGATGTGAATTTTGCCTTTAGGGAATGTCAGCAACTGCTTGGAACCGAACGATATTCCTGTGGTATTCCCAAGAGTTACAGGCAGTCCCGAAATGGTCAGTTTCGTTAGGTGGTCTGACGCGATGCCGTATTCACTGACGGTAATGTACGAACCAAAGGGCGTGGTAGGCTGTACCAAAGCACTGCCGCCGTTGCCCATCTGAGCCGTTCGTATCTTCACCGAGCCTGAAGCGTTCGAATCTTTATAATCAAAGGTTCCCATTAGAGTTAAAGGCGGGACTTTCACCCGCCGATGTATTAGTTAGGAACTGCGAACGCAGTGAACGTGATCGAAGAGGTTGATCCGACGTGAGTGGTGTAGATTCGGGCGTATCGCTTGAACACGCCGTCACTGACCACGTTGTTGAACGGAAGCTCAAAGCGTCCCGTGGTTGTGTCTACGTCACCGTCCGTCACCGCCGCGTCACCGATACGGAGCTTTGCAACTTCCCATTCGGAGCCGGTCGAGAAATCGGAGTTATCCGAGATCTGAACGCCGATGGTGTACGCTTCGTCTCCGCCGTCAACGGCACAAGCGGTCACGTCGAGGATCATCTTGCCCTCAAAGCGTCCCGTGCCGAGATCGACCACGCGGGCTGCACTGTCAACCTGAGCCGCAGCCGAAGAGGTTGCAGCATAGGAATCACGAAACTCAAGGTCGGCGTCAAACGGTGCGGTAGGACGCGATTTAGCTGATGTGTATCTCATTTGTTTTTCTCCTTTGTCCTATTACGCAACTACTGCGAGGTCGCCAATGAACTTGAGCCGTGATGCGGCCTTTGCTCCGAAGAGTGCGATTCCCGATGCCCATTCAACGCGGGTGCGGTAAACAGGCGAAGCGTCGATCTCACCGAGGTCGTATGCTTCAGGTGCATCATTCTGGATACCAACCAGCGAACCGTCGCCAGCCGAAATAACGTAGATCGAACACGCGGTGTCCGTTCCCGAAGCGGCTGCTTCAGTGAAGCCGAGAATCTCGTTGCCTTCGTTGTCCTGGTCGATAGTGACGATAGGAAGATCGTTGTACTGCATCACCCGGCGACCGAATGCACCGAGTTCATAGGTGATATATCCGCCGACCGTGTAGAGACGGGCCGCAGCGGAAAGCCTACGCTTCATTGTGCGGTTCATCAGAATGTGGGTCGGGTTGTCTACCGCGTCGATGGCTTCGTCCAGCTTGGCGAGCGAAAGAGCCGCACCGTTAGCGGTCGAACCGGCAGAGATAACCTGTGATCCCGTCAGACGATTCTGAAGGCCGTCAAACTCTCGCGGATCGCCCGCGTTGTCGCCCTTGATGAACTTCTCAGTCCAAGCACCCGTGAGAGCCTTGACCTTCATATTCACGTGAGCGGCACGAACGCCTGCACCCATCGACTTGACCAACTGACGGTCAACGTCAAGATCGCCGCCGAGGATGTGGAGGGTTTCGGTGATCGGGTTGATAACACCAGTGGATTCGGTGTAGGACTCGTTATAACCACGGAAAGCAACGCCCGGAAGCGTCTCTTCGCGGTTGTACTTCAACGCATTGCCTGCGATGGTCTGGAAGGGAAGAACCGAGAGAAGTTCCGAGTTGGCCGGGAACATCTCAACGATCGTGTCGCGGAACACATTACCAGTGCTCAGCTTGGCGGATTCGATAAGTGTAAGACTCATTGTTTAAGCTCCTGAAAGTTATGATTTGCTGAACATCGTTTCCAGCTTCTGCACCGGCGAAAGGTTAGCGTTCTGCGTCCCTCCAGTGCCTGTTCCGCTTCCAGTGGCCCCGCCGCCTGTTTGCGTCGATCCCGCAAAGAAGAATGGTGTCTTCTGCTTTGCCGTTTCAATTACTGCATCAAATTCGGTTGCATCCCCGATGCCGCCTTTCTTTTGGAGTTGGTAGCCTGTATCGCCTTTTACAAGGTCGATGACCTGATCCAACTCACCAACGAGATATGAAGCCCGGTCAGGCAACGCACCGCGTTTAACTAGTTCGTTTGTCAATCGCTCTCGCTTAATGTCCGAGAGGAGCGTATTCCGCTCTGATTGCTCCGACTTGAATCTGTCTTCCCAAGCCTTTTCTTTCTCCTTGAGGGCTTCTTCATACTTGCCCTGTGCCTCAAGGTCGGCTTGTTTTGCTTTCTGCTGATTAGCCTCGAAATCGGCCTTGAACTTTCTCAGTTCGTCCAGTTCCTTGTCGGCCTTCTTTTTTTCTTCGAGGATGTCTTGCTTGTTTTTCTTCAAGCCCTCTACGTCCTCTTCGATAAGTTGGTAAGAATCGCCGTCAGCTTTGAATTTCGGTTTAAGAGAATCCGGTAGAGCCTCAAACTCTGCCTTCGTGATTGTTGCCATAGCTCCTGCTAGGTTGGTCGTTCCCTGAACGGTTGGATTAAAATGAGAAAACGCCCACCGAATCCGTCTTGGACTCGATGAGCGTCGTGGTTTGAACCAGTAGGCCCGGTATTTAGATGTGAGTTTGGGGTGTCGTATCGCGAGAGGATTTTCAACACCACATCTCGCCCGCTTTCCCTTTCGAAAAAGCCACCCCAAATCTTGTGGCGAAGAACGCCTTACCTACAAGATAAAGGATTCTCCTCGCGTTTGTCAATAGCCATCTTTCGCTCGAACCATTCCTTATGTTTACGGTAGAGCAGAAGTAGATAAGATCGCTCCTGACGCTCGAATAGTTCATCAGGACGCGGCACCTTATCCCCTTTCGGCATCTGGTAGTTTGTCGATTCAGTTATCATCGGTATTCAATAAAACAACGGCATCTGGATCGACACTGGAGGCTGCCGATGGGTGGTAGCTCGTTGATAGGCATCCATCTGTAAGCGTAGTCCACGCACCCCGGACACGATTCAGAGGCACGGCGTATACGTCTAGCTTCCGTAAACTTCGACATCAGCCCTCTCGATAACTGCTCAAGGATTCCATAAGTTATCGTTGCCGCGATCATATAAGACTTCGCCCGTGATGAATGTTGATCCGCCGTGCCTTTCTTGTCCCTTATGTCTTGAGCGAATCCGTCAGCGTATCTAAGTTCTGAGTCTATCCGCCCTTGTACGTCCGTGTTTCTGACGGCTGATGCGATTGATCCTAAAGCTAAAGCCCCAGTGAGAACGTGGATAGACGTGATGTTCCTGTCAAACCCTCGCTTCCATTCGTCTGTCGTTAGCCTCCCTTTTGATAGGTCGTTGGTGAGATTGATAACCCTCTTGCCTACCCTTCGCTCGATGCGGTTCAAATAGCTTCGTATCTGGTTGATAGATACGCTTCTGCCATCAACGTAGAATCTGCCAACCTCAGCATTAAATGACACGTTCTTAGATAACAGCACCATCAGGAGAAGCCATTCAGCGTCTTCCCGTGCGTCTTTCTCTGCTTGTTCTATTTGGGGGTCGGTCATTGCATCGAGGCTAGAAAGGCATCAGCCTCCTTAACCGTCTCGACAAGCACAAAGTGATTGAGGCAGATAATGCACTTACACCCCTGTTCGTGGTCGGTCGGGATGCCTGTTTGCAGCACATCTTTCGCCGCTTGTAAGAGTTGGTTATGCGACTTCGCTAGATTGAATGCGTCATCCTTTAGAAGCGTAATGGTTTCTTTACTCACTCAGACTCCCGCCCTTAGCCTTCAACTCCTCAGTCACTATCGTCCTGTCAAAGTCTCTCTGCTCCATCGCGTTCTCTTGGGCTACCTTCCACGCGGGTCTCAACTCGATAACTCCCGCCGCGTCTTCACCCATTCCCATAAACTGCCCGGTGAATTGTAAGGCTCGGTTAAGTGCGTCCTCTAGCTGGCGTGCCCATACGATCAATCTGGCTTGGCTCTTGCTGTCGTCGCTCACCACTTCCGTAGCCGTCTGCTCCTGGTTCGTCGGCATTGTCTCAGTGCTCAACGCATCCAGCTTGCCAGCAATCTCTTGCTTGATGCCGTCTATCGTAGCCTTGAGCGATGTATGCCCCGCCGCGTCGATAGATGCAAAGCCTATCTGAGCCTTTTCGCCCTCTAATCGGACGTGCGTGTGAGCACCTAGTGAGATCGGTTCTTCCCCGCTGTACCCGACCGTATAGAAAACAGGGATAGAAAGGTATTCGATGATGTCGAAGCTCGATTCTTTCTGGTAAGCCTTGATCTCCAATCGAGATTCATTCAATAACCACGGCTCAGCCTCCAGCTTGCCAATGATCGCTGCCGGGATAGCTAAGAGTTTCGGCATTGCCATCGGAGGCATTACCTGAACGTATTCAGTCCCGACCGTTGACACCGTACCCTCAACCTTTTCCCAGAGCTCCTGCGTGACCGTTCCCGTATTTCGATAGACGCGGTATCTCTCAACCGTCTTCGTGCCGAACTCACCATCAGGCACTTCAGGGCATTCCTTGAGCACGAGTAGAGCCAATCTTGTTTGTTTGGTTTCGTCTACGTCCC